CCTCCGTCATATCTGCCGAGATAGTGAGCAAGCATACGTAGCTCAATCCCGCTAAGGTCAGCAGAAGCCATTCGTAAGCCTGGAGTAGCAATAAATAAACGTCTAAATCTTTCATCACTTGGCACCTGTCCGAGATTCGGAGTACGGTGTGCACATCTAAAAGTTTGTGTAGCTACCGAACAATGGTGGTGTATTCTAGACTTCGTAACAAGCTTCTGCCATGCGTTCACGCCTTCTGATATCATCCCTAACTGCTTCGTCAGATCCAATAGTTTCAGAAAGCTCAGAGCAATATCCGTCCCAAGTTCTTTTAAGACGGTCTCGTCTATAACTGCCTTCCCTGAGTTCGTCAGTGATGAAGGAGTCCAGCCATAATGTGTCTGTAAGATCCATGATATGTGATCCCTTGATGTAGGATTAAACTCCTTTAATTTTGTTAGTGGGCATCCTTCAACATATCCTGTTCTTTTGTTAGATCGTTTAGGAGTAAATTCTGTTCCTTTGACGTAAGGATACCTGTTTCGAAGTACTTGAGTAGTGTCTTCATACTCTTTTCGGAGAGTAGACTCAAGTGTCCGTGCAGCTTGCTCATCAAAGTACCATCCATGGATTTGTTGTTGGGTAAGGATTTCTGCTACCTGATGTTCTAACGTGATCCATTCAGGTATGGTAGGAAATGATTCCATAGTTTTGTAGTTACAGTGACGTCTTGAACGCAATAGTCCTCCATTTCTTGAGACCATTCTTGCCAGTCAGTAGTTTGACCAAAGTTTCCTTTGTATTCATTTAACCTGTAACCGTAGGACTCAAGGGAGTGGCGTCCATATAATTGTAGTGGCATGTGATTCCATGCGTGTCTTTTATCTATGTCGAGTAAATTCGGATGATAAAGCCTAGATAAAAGAAGAGTATCAATAATGATGCCAGTGGGATTAAACCAAGAATATATAGACTTGATGACAGGGATATCAAAACCCACGATATTATGACCGATGATATAATCAGCCATTTCGAGGTGTTGGATTGCTCTAACCACAGGGCTAGACATCCCTTTGCCAGGGCATTCATCGTTGTAACTATCTGTGTAATTCTCTTTGACATAATTAAGTACAATACAGTGGATGTGGGTAGCATTTTCAAGTAGACCGTTTGTTTCTAGGTCGAATATTATTGGTCCTATCCCACTCGTAGGTTTTGTCAACGAACTTGGCCTTTTCAATTGCTTCTTTAGTAGGTGGGTTAGGTTTAATTAATCTATCACGTTCATCTCTCCATTCCATGATAGGACTTTTAGAAGTATGTTTATACCATGGATGTTCATAATCTCCGTTTTCAAAAATCTGTGGCTGGGTTGAAAACTGGTGGTTCCGTAGTTTCATGTTCAGTGAATCTGCATAGGTTTAAGTTGTAGTCGAGCTTTCCGCACGTGCCTGTTTCGCCAGAATAACGATTTTTAAGGATTCTAATAGTCGTAGGACTTCTTCCTCCTTCTCCTTGTTGATCGACTTCGAGCCCAACGAGATTATCTGAGATCTGAGCAATCGAATGAGATCCTCGTAGTTGTGAGAGTGAAACTCTTCCGCCCTCTTCGTGCGCATTACTGTCATTATTACTTCTCCGTAAATGTGATACTAGGAATAGAGCTATGCCTGTACGTTCTACTAATGATCTTAACTTAGTCATAGTAGAATCAATCATGCGACGCTCATCACCAGATAGACCACTTAATAATATGGATAAGTGATCTAAGAATATAATCTTACATTCCAATCCCGTAGCCATATACTCAATGCGGTTATAGATAAGATCGGGGTCAAAACTTCCGAACCCATCAAACATATACAAATTCCAATTAGCAATGGAATTATTGAAAGCTTCTGTAAGTTCATCTTCTGTGTGTTCTCCTAGTGCTAGGTTTTTACCAACAGCTGTGGACATCAATCCAAGTGCTGTTCTTCTATTACTTGCTTCAAGCTCCAAGATCCCAACCGATTCGCCTTTAATGAGTAAGTCAGTTGCGATGTGACGCATGATGCTGGTTTTTCCTGCCCCAGTGCCAGCAGTAAATGTAGTAAGTTCTCCGTACCTGATCCCGTGTAATTTCTTGTTAAGTCCTGCGAAGGGGTATTCATGGTCAAATGGTGGTTGCGGTTTCGTAACTGTCGAGAGTAGCGATTTACCATCGACGATGCCATCAGGTCTAAAGGGTTTAGCGTCCCATATAGCCTTTCGAATCGCCTCAGCATCGTTAGCTTGTAACGCCTCTGAGGGGTCTTTAAAGCCTTCAAGGCGAGCGATGGATACCTTGCCAGGCGGTAATACTGATGCCGCCTCTTCAGCCGCCTTACGCCCTGCGTCATCTCCATCGAAGAATAATACAATCTCTTCATAACCTTGGAACAGTGGGATTTGCTTTTGTATATCCTTCTTCGCACTAGCAGCGCCATGTGGTAAGGAAACCATAGGCCATCCTGGCATAGCTTCATAACACGATGCTGCATCTAGTTCACCTTCAGTAACAACAATACGTTTACCAGTACTAGGAAACTTATGCTGAGCGAATAAGGTATCAGTGGAAACTCCTTCATAGCGAAAGTCTTTCTTCTTTGTTTTGGTTTTAACACCTAATAATATACCTGATTCATCATGGTAAGGAAATCGTAACACATCCCCGTCCCTGTAGATTTGGAAGAACTGATTAGTCTTCTCAGATATATTTCTTTTATGCAACCGTTCGGCTGAGCCAGTAAGGTGTACAGTTTTAGTCATTCTTTGACTGTGAATAACATCATTGTCGCCTGTTCTTTCGTGACAGACGAAGCAGTAGGTGTGCCCATCAGTATAAAGGGAATTCCCATCTGATGAGCCACAATTACTGCAAGGCATGTGCCTTACGAATTCGTTGGTTAGATCAACCATTCGAGTGGAATATTATGGTATGCAGTCCATGGTATGTCATGTTTGTCACACCATTTAGCATACGTCGTCTTGCTTTTTTTACTTATCTTATTGAATGGAGATTGAAACACCATTCTTAAATCCAAGTACGGGTTATCCTTTTTAACTGCCAAGATTTTACGTCTGTCTGCTGCGTCCCAATACCCTTTAGTTTCAAGTAGTACATGATTAGGGAGAGCAAAGTCAGGAGTGTAATTATGTTGTATAGTATAAGGAACTCGTTCAGATTCATATTGGTATGATACACCTAGTCCTTCAAGAAGATCAGCGACCTTCTCTTCAAGACCAGATCTAAATTTAATAGGTTTCTTATTCTTTAACTTATCATAGGCTTGTTGTGCCCATTCAAGTGATTCTTCTTTAGAAGTCTTCTTCTTCGTCATTAGTGGTGGTAGGTGTTACGTTAGGATCACCAGTCTTAAAGCCTGATGTAGTACCGAATAGCTCAGCTACCGCATCAGCATCTAAGTCACCAGTGTCAACGCCAGCCTCACCTTTTACTGAGACAACCTGTACACCAACCAACTTAAGAGAACTACCATAGGTAACTCCATCTCGGAGGATATAAGGCTTCTGATAGAAACCCAGCTTGACCGTAGACCCTGCATATAATGGTGTTTTAACATCTGTTACAGGTACTCCTTCTGTGTCTACTACAGGTGGTCGTTTATCTTCTGACCACGAGAACTTTATTTTATATTGTCCTTCACTAACTTCTTCCCAAGGTTCTGGCTTGAGAGTACTACGCTTAGGGTTCTTGAGCTTGGACTCAGCCCACTTAAGGACTTCAGACCTTTCATTTTCTAGCTTGTCGATAGTCTTACTATCAACTATAGCCGATAAGGAATAACCAAACTTACTAGGAGCTAGTACTGCTTGGAATCCTTCTAGTGTTACTGGTTTGTCAGTTGTATGTATAGTTCTAGCCATTGTCGGTTGCCTCTTTAGCAGGGGCAAGCTCTTTAACTAGAGTATCACGATAAGCATTGAGTTCTTCAATCTTAGCGTCTACATCTTTTAATTTACGTTGCTTCATCTCTCTTTCAGCAGCTTGTAATCTCTCTTCAGAGACCACTACTATTGT